GCTCGATCAGGTGCAGATGGCGCACGACGATCTTCCGATCACTGCGACTGCCAAAACAGGATCAGGTGGTAAGCACATATTCCTGAGAGCGCCTGAAGGCTTCCATGTGAAGACGGACACCAACCTAATCGGTTATGGCATTGATGTGCGAGGCGAAGGCGGGTTCGTCGTCACAGCGCCATCACGTCATGCGTCAGGCAACATCTACACCTATGACCACGACGACATTGCTGATGCGCCTAACTGGGTGCTTGCGATGGTTGAAGGTCATGCGGTCAACGAACACGGATCAACCACTCAGGCGGAGCATACGAACGCGTTCGGGCAGTATGACGATGGGCGTGAAGCGGTGATGATGAAGACCATCCTGTCAACGATCATGGCGTATTACGAAAGCACGGCATCCATGCCGACGATTGACGACATTGTTGAACACGGTTGGCCGCTCTATGAGATGCGCGTTGCTACCCGTGACGGCAAGACGTTAGAAGAAGACGGTCGTGGCATCACTGCGTTTACAGAGAAGGCCGGTTATCAGTTAGCCAGAGCCAAGCGCGGTGAGCTTCATACACTGAATACAATTCAATCCAAAATGGAAGCAATGGGGATACAGGAAAACGCATCGGGGGGATACGATGAGCAACAAGACGACACCGAAGATGGTTACGGAGACGGGTCTTTACCGATCAAGAAGGTTCTGCGAGAAGCCATTGAGATGGCCGCACAAACGGAGGAGAAGCGTCAGACGCGCCTCCATTTGGAAGACTGGCACGTCGGGCGTTTTAAGGGAACGCCGCCTGAGATGGAGTATCTGGTCGAAGGTATATTTCCGAAGGGTGTTCCGGCTTTGCTCGCGGCGTCAGGCGGTATTGGAAAGTCATTCGCGTTACTCGATCTGGCTCTCAAAGTGGCGCTCTTCAGCGGAGACAGTCCTTTTGAAGTCACGCCTTTTGCGTTCGGAGGACGCGTTGCGAAGGGCGGAAAGGTTGTCTTCCTCACAGCGGAAGATAGCGCCGATTCTGTCCATCGCCGTCTCGCTCAAATATCTACGCCGGACGAGCTTGAAAAAGCGTCGCCAAATCTTGTCGTTGTACCGCTTCCAGACGCTACGGGCGCGATTGCTCTCATTAACGAGGGTATGGGAGTTGTAAGTATGACCGAGCATTACCACGATCTCATGCGTCAGTTGAACGCAATGGAAGACGTGGCACTGGTCATCATTGATCCGCTGCAAGCGTTCTGTTGGGCAGACGTGAACGCGGACCCGAAAGCCGCTCAAGTATGGTGGACCGCAATGTCATCCATCTGCGCGAAGACAGGTGCGACGCTGATCGTTGCTCACCATATGCGTAAGGATGGTCTGAGAGGCATCACGGTGGCCGAAGAGGCAAGGGAAGCGATCAGAGGCTCAACCGCCTTAGTCGATGGTGCGCGTCTGGTGTACGCGATGTGGGCGGTCGGCGGTGATGCGGAGATCGGTCCATGCAAGGCGCTTAACCTGCCTCTGAATAAGCAGTCAGTCGTGTGTGGATGTGTCGTGAAGGCGAATGACCTGATCGACAGGGATGTCCGGTATTACGGAAGAAGCAAGACAGGTTTGCTTGAGGACAGGACGGCGGAGGTCGAGACAGCGAGGAAGCGTGAAGGTGAGATCAGTCAGGAGCAAATCGATAAGGTGTTTGCCGAGGTTGAGCTGAGATGGAACAGGGAGAACCCGTTCAGTAACGCCAGTCAGACAGCGGACAGATATCTGGTGCGTTGGATGAAGGACACGCTTGAGATACCTAAGCGTGTAGCCATGAGCAAGATGAACCAGTGGCTCGATGAAGGGTATCTAGCGATTGAGCAACTGGATTGGAAGTCGAAGCGCAAGGGGTTGTGCGTTGTGAGTAAGCCGGTAGTCGCCGAATCATAAGGAGAACGTGGCTATGTCGATAACTAAGGATCAGGAAAAGGTCATCGTGCAGATGTATCGGGACGAAGTGTCGATCACGAAGATCGGTAAGGCGGTTGGCAAGAGCGCGACAACGATTAGGACGTGGGTACGCGTCAATCGCATGAAGTATGGCCTAGCGCGTAGGCGCAACCTGGCGGACAAGTGTGGCGCAAACAGTCATAGCGTGGAGGCGGATTGCAAGTGGGACGCGAAGCTCTCTCGCATATGGTTAAGCAAAAGGTGGGTGGCATGACGAATAATCCGTATTGGTTGAACCACAATAAACGCAAGCTCGATCCAGAGGACGTGATCTTTATCAGGGAGTTGCATAAGGAGGGGCTGTCGTTGCAGGAGATTGCCGAGAAGTTTGAGGTCACAAAGACCAATGTCAGCAAAATTGTGAACAGGAAGATCTGGAGTCACTTGGCTTGAACTGGAGCTACGGGACAGTGATTGATACACGAACTATATGTACGCGAATTTGTTCATATATAAACGAGTGAAGGAGAAGAAAGCATGAGCGGCGATTACACCAAGTATCACGGGACCGCTGAAGTACCAAAGCGTGAGTGGGTTGGGCTGACATATGAAGAGATTCAGGAGATATGGACGAATACATTTGATCCTGTTGAGTGGGATGACGTTCAGCAAATCGCGGAGCTTGTAAGCGCAAAGCTGAAGGAGAAGAACGCGTGAAGTGTAGCTTAAAAGCTACAAGGTCATGCAATGCAAATGCAGTGAATATGTAATGCAAATGCATTACCTGCAAAGCGGGAATGGAACTCCGGTTCTTCGTGAAACATTGGAATACAGGGTGCGTTATGAGTGGTAAAGGTGATGGGTATCGACCCGTTGATAAGCAGAAATTTGAAGCGAATTATGACCGGATATTTGGTCAGGAACGGAAGTTGACGGAAGTCGAACGGAAGTTGGAAAAGGGTGAACGGAAGTCGTTTGATCCCCTTAAGGGAAAGGGATAACTTCCGTCGCTGAAAAACGGAGGTTGACGGAACTTGGCGGAAGTTGATGCACCTGTTCGCAGGGATACGGAAGTCGTCACTTGACGTTGACGACATCCGGTAGTCCCGCTTCACGAAAACAGCCGGACACGATGTTCCGTGAAACATATTGGTTAGAGGGTAATAAGATGAGCGACTATGCGAGTGACGTGACGCGGAAAGCTGAAGCGAGTTGGGAACGCAGGAAGATGGAAGCGATTGCACGTTGGGGAAGTATTGATCGTTTGGCGTCGAAGTGCAGCCCAGAGACAGCGGCTAAGTTCGCGAAAGCGAATGGGCGGATGAAGGATGCGCGGCTATCGTCTGAGGAGTTCGAGCTTGCTAGACGGTTAGGCGTTATGGAGAGAGGCGTTGATGCGTTGGAGAAGGAAGCACTGGAGAACGGGAACGCGCCTTCTGATATGACGTGGTTCGATCTCGGGGTGAAGGTTGAAGGGAAGCGTTGCGTCGCAGTGATGAATCCGAAGGATGCGGACATCGTGGCGGCGTCATTGTCTGAGGAGTTAGATGATGACGTGGTGGTGTATACGGCGGCAGATATTGTGCTGATGGTGAATGAGACGCCAACTCTGCTGACGCATTTGAAACAAAAGCTAGGCGCGTATACTACTTGCGTGAAGACGACAAATGGTGAGGATGCGTTGTGGTAGATAAGGTGATTGGGATTAATGGGAAGCCGTTCGATGCGAGAGACTTTGACGACGACAATCGGAAAGCTGTGGAGAAGATGCTCTTTGATGTGGCTGATGATGTCGATACGGGTGGGATTATTCCGCGTGGAATTGCGCTTACGATCATACAAGAAGATGGTGAGCCTATTTTCTGGTTTGGTGGCAAGGAGAACGACTTGTTCATGCTTTACGGGGCAATCGAAGCCATGCGCCAAACATTCTGGGAAACGGTCGTAAAAGAGAAGCAGAGGGACTATGACGAGTAAAAGTTTAAAAGGCGGTCAAGGGGAGCCGCTACCGAAGAGCTTAGAACGAAGAGAGCGATGGCTCGCTATGTCAGAGGATGGTCCTCAGTTACAGCAGGAGTTAGTTGACTGCGTCTCTCAGGGCGAATCGCTCCATGCTTGGTGCAAGCGCAAGGACATTCCGTACACGACAGTTCGTCGATGGATCGATAGCGTGCCTGCAAGGAAGAGCGAGTATGAGCAAGCAAGAATAGCGAGGGCGGAGTGGCACGTCTCTGATATTGAAGAGATGATGACAGAGGTTCGCCAAGGCTCTCTCGATCCTGCATCAGCGCGTGTAATCGCTGAGAACAAGCGTTGGATAGCATCAAGGATGGACCCGCATTTATGGGGGGACAAAGTGCAGATTGATGCGAACGTGAACATCCATCAGCAATACCTCGAAGCAATCAAAGGGCTAACAATTGAAGGCGAGTTTGAATACGTCGAAGATGACAAATAACCAAGGTTTCACACATCGCGGCGAATACGCGCACGCGATGCGGCGTGACCACTTTGTGACCGGCGACCGAAATGCGATTTAACATAATGATAGTTATGCGCCGAAGTAACTTGTCAACGTTGCATCGTAAGTCATTGATATTGTTAGAGTTGGGTCATGCCTGTGGATAGGTCACGAAACCGTTGGCGCGAACTGGTCAAAACTTGAGCACGGAAAAGCGTCGATCTGTGGATAACTCCGCCGCGATGACCCCCCCCATGCGATTATTTGGCGGGGCGGCGACGGCGGCTAGGTGACACACATCGAGACAACCCCCAGGGGTATAGGAGACAAATGAACGAACCCATACAAAATCCTTTTGTGAATTTCATCAAGAAGTATCGCAACGACCCCGTATCGTTTGTACGCAACGTCTTTAAAGCGGAGCCCGATGAGTGGCAGACTAGGTTCCTTGAAGCAATAAGCGACAACAACCGACGCATCTCCGTCCGCTCGGGTCACGGTGTAGGCAAATCCACTGCTGCGTCTTGGGCGATGCTTTGGTATCTGTTGACGCGCTACCCCGTCAAGGTCGTCGTCACGGCCCCCACGTCTTCACAGCTATTCGATGCACTGTTTGCCGAAATCAAACGATGGGTGAAAGAGATGCCGCCCGCTTTGAGCGAACTGCTTGAAGTCAAGTCAGACCGGATCGAACTCAAGCCGTCCCCTACCGAGGCGTTTATCTCAGCGCGTACATCGAGGGCGGAACAGCCAGAAGCGTTGCAGGGGATCCACTCGGATAACGTCATGCTTGTAGCCGACGAAGCGTCTGGTGTCCCTGAGTCAGTGTTTGAAGCCGCCGCCGGTTCCATGTCGGGACACTCTGCGGTCACGGTATTGCTCGGTAACCCAGTACGCGGATCAGGGTACTTCTTTGAGACGCACAACAGGCTCAAGGATGAATGGTTCACCCTGCACGTCAACTGCGAGAAATCTAAGCGCGTCTCCAAAGAGTTCGTCCGTGAGATGGCGATTAAGTATGGCGAGGAGAGTAATGCATACCGCGTCCGCGTTTTAGGTGAGTTCCCGCTCGCGGATGACGACACCATGATTCCGTTCAGTGTTGTTGAGCAAGCGATGAATCGTGATATCGAGGTTGATAAGTTTGCGTCAATGACCTACGGAATCGACGTTGCACGTTTTGGCTCTGACAAATCTGCGTTAGCCAAGAAGAAGGGCAATGTGATTACCGAGGTGAAGAAGTGGCGTGGCCTCGACTTGATGCAGTTAGTTGGGGCGATTAAAGCGGAATACGACTCGGAGGAGCCGGAAGATCGTCCGCTGAATATTTATATCGACTCAATCGGCCTGGGGTCCGGCGTTGTGGACCGCCTGCGCGAGATGGGGATGCCGGTTGTCGGGATTAATGTGTCAGAGTCACCGGCGATGAAAAACGCGTACATCAATTTGCGCGGGGAACTCTGGGGCAAGATGAAGAACTGGTTGGAGCAAAGGAACTGCGTACTACCGAAGGACGATGACCTGTTGGCCGACCTCACGGCTCCACGCTACACGTTTAATTCGTCCGGCAAGCTCCGCGTTGAGTCCAAGGAGGAAATGAAGAAGCGTGGCCTCGCCTCGCCCGATTTGGCTGACGCGTGTATACTAACCCTAGCCGGTGAAGCGGCTGTGGGTATTTATGGGTCCGCGTCAGGCTCGACGTGGACGAAACCACTGAAACGATTACTTAAGGGAGTCGTGTGATATGGCAATGGGCGGTCGCGGTCTGTACGCGAATATTCATGCAAAACGCAAGCGCATCGCGGAAGGTTCCGGCGAGAAGATGCGGAAGGTAGGATCGGCAGGCGCACCAACTGCCAAGGCGTTCAAGCAAGCCGCGAAGAAGAAGCAGAAGAAAAAGGGAAGTGGTCGTGCCTAAACCGGCGAAAGGTAAGGCGCGGGTAAAAGTCACTTCAACCGGCAAGAAGGTGTCCTATGGCGCGAAGGGCGCAAAGGTTGCACCGAACACCAAGAAAGGTGATGCGTACTGCGCCAGAAGCGCCGCCCAGATGAAGCAATACCCTAAAGCGGCCAAAGACCCCAACTCCCCCCTCCGTCTATCGCGTAAGCGGTGGCAGTGTTCAGGAACGAAGAGTGTGAAGAAATGAGCGTAAGAATCGCGGCGCAGATCGCCAATCTAATCCCTGATTCAAGGATATTTTCATTAGGGTTCCCTAACCGAAAGAAGTACCAAGAGGCGTTAGCTAAGAGCAAGACTCTGCGTGACCGAGAGATGATGGCTGTTGAGCGCGGTTTTGAAACTCGGATTAATCGAGAGGACATCCCGACCCCAAGAATCCGTAACGCCGAAGAAGATATAGACTCCGCAATTGTTGGTGTCCCTAGTGATAAATCTGATGTTGCCGAAACAGACATGATCGGCGGTTTGTTAGTCCCAGACGGGATGACGATTGAAGGCGGACATGGTTACGCACGGATTAATGAGGCGTGGGCTTCAGGCGAAGACATCGCTAAACGTTATCAAAACAAGATGGACACAATCGCGAGGGAGCTAGGGATTCCGGTGCGAGCGGTCGTTAATTTTATGTCTAATAGGGCGATAGATTTTAGTGACCCACCTGCGCTGATCATGGCGCAAATGGCGAGAGAGATCCCGTTAACAAAGACGATCAAGGAGTCTTTGAACAAGGCTGTCAGGACTAAATTCCCTGATTTCGCAGGATTCGATACAGCGGAGGGCTATGCTCAGTTAGCAGGCGAAGCCCCAGTATCTACGTTTAACAAAAAAGGCGATGTGATCAAAGGATCAGCGGGGAACCTTCGTAAATGGTTTATTGATAGGAGCGAGTTAGCACCTTATCGAGAAGCAGGGGTTCCTAGTTTTAACCAGATAAACGAAGTAATCACTGACCCAGAGTTGGCTGATTTGAGGTACGGGGACGCGGGTTCAACTATATGGACTCCCGAAGCAGGATCGCCTGTAACAGCTACAGGTGATAAGCACAGAACGTACACTGACGAGTTCGCCAAAGGTGGTGATGTTTCTGGCTATGAAATTGCTATTCCTTTTGAGTTAAACGCTCCTGAAGCAAATCGGATACTTTCTGAGGAAATGACTAAGCCAAAAAAAGGCGAACCTAGATTATTTACGCGCTCAGAAAAGATCGATGCGTTCAATAAGCGAGGGTATGAGTCTCCCGGTAGTTATGAGATTGGAACTCAAAAGCGCGCAGACGATATCAACGCATACATCGATTTTGTACAACGCGGCAAGCCTTTGCCAAAAGAACTCAAGGCGGGCCTTGTAGCCGCCGGAATACTAAGCGCGTCTCAGGCAAACGCCGGACTCATTACGGATGAGATGATCGAAGAGGTGAGCGGGTCTAGACTAGGCTCAGTTGTACAAAAGACATTTCGAGATGCGCCAAGGAACTTTGGCTCAATCACCCCGATGCCTAGTGGGTTACTCAACCGAGGACTCGCGGCAACAGCTCAAGGCGTTCGCGCATTCAACCAAGCCGCCGATCAAACTCCGCTTGGTTTATTGAATCCAATTGGACCGTCGGTTCCGCAAGTTTTAGAGAACGCCGCATACGGTAGTTCTGATACCATTCCAGAAATACGCGATGACGTATTGCGAGCGATAGGACTTTTATAAAGGTAGGCGTATGGATCAGTACAACGAATACGATATGGACGACAAGCACGGGTCAGCGATTGACGCCGCGATGGAGTCGTTGAAAGAGCAAGGCATCGAGCTTGATAATCCGAATGAAATCTCGGACGAAGAGTTTGAAGGCATCATCACCTCTGAGGTGCAGGATGCGATTGACTATATCGACAACACGATCTCCTTAGAGCGCAACGTCGCGTCACAGTATTACCGAGGCGAACCGTTCGGCGATGAAGAAGAAGGCCGGTCAACCGTTGTCTCGATGGATGTACGCGATACCGTACAGTCGATTCTCCCGTCGTTGATGAAGGTATTCACATCCGGCGAGAAAGTCGTAGAGTTCGTACCGCATGGCGCAGAAGACGTTGCGATGGCCGAGCAAGCAACCGACTACATCAATCATGTATTTATGCAGGAAAATCAAGGGTTTAACGTCCTTTACTCTGCGTTCAAGGATGCATTGGTTCGCAAGTCTGGGATCATCAAGTTCTATTATGATGAGTCTGTTGAGGTATCCACTGAGAACTACACCGACCTGACCAAAGAAGCGATGATGCTGTTGCTTCAGGAGGATGACGTTGAGGCGTCAGCGGTTAAGGCGACTCCTGTTGGTGAGCCGATTATGGTTCAGCCCCCAGTCATGGATGAGATGGGTAACGTCATTCAGGATGCGGTGATGGATCAGCCGATGTCATACGACGTTGAACTGAAGCGACGCACCAAGGAAGGGAAGATTAAGGTTGAGGCGTTACCGCCGGAAGAGTTCCTGATTGATCGCCGTGCTAAATCAATTCACGATGCCACGATTGTCGCGCATCGGAAGATGGCTTCCGTCTCTGAATTAGTGGCAATGGGCTACGACTTCGACGAAGTTCTTGAACACGCAGGCGAAGACTTCCAGTTCGATACGAACAGCGAATACTACACGCGTAACCCGACTGCGACGTTGAAGAACTTCACAGCGAAGGACGATGCAAACAGACGCGTTCTGTACATCGAAGCCTACGTCCGTGCGGATTACGACGGTGACGGGATCGCGGAATTGCGTAAGGTGTGTTGCTTAGGCGACGCGCACTACATTGTAAGACACGAGCCGTATGACCATATTCCGTTTGCGGCGTTCTGCCCAGACCCAGAGCCACACACGTTCTTCGGTCAGTCGTTGGCTGACATTACGATGGACATTCAGCGGATTAAGTCAGCGATCCTGCGTAATCAGTTGGACTCTCTGGCGCAAGCGATCCATCCACGCATGGCTGTTGTCGAAGGTCAGGCGAATCTTGAGGATGTGTTGAACTCAGAAGTGGGTGGCATTATTCGGATGCGTGCGCCAAACATGGTGCAATCATTCTCTCAGCCATTTGTCGGACAACAAGCGTTCCCGATGATGGCGTACATGGATGAAGTGAAGCAGTCGCGTACAGGGATTAACCGTGCGGCGGCAGGACTAGACGCCGATGCGCTTCAATCCACAACCAAGACGGCTGTTGCGGCAACGGTCACAGCGGCACGTCAGCACCTAGAACTCATTGCCCGTATCTTTGCAGAGACGGGTATGCGTGATCTTTTCAAGGGATTGCTTAAGCTAACGATTCTGCATCAAGACGAGCCACGGATGGTTCGTCTGCGGAATCAATTTGTCCCTGTTGATCCGCGTGCATGGCAGGCAGGATTTGATGTCACAGTGAATGTTGCGCTTGGCGGGGTTGATGACGAACAGAAGATGATGCTTCTTGAGTCAGTCGCACAGCGTCAGGAGAACGTGATCTCGCAGTTCGGCTTGGATAACCCATTGGTGACCCTGGACCAGTACCGCAACACGGTCGGCAAGATCATCGAGACTGCGGGCATCAAGGACGTGGACAACTACTTCATGTCACCAAGTAGTCCTCAGGCGCAGCAGATTATGCAAAAGGCTTCCCAGAAGCCGAAGCGTAAGTCTCCTGAAGAGACACTTGCAGAAGTACAAGTTCAGCAGATTCAGGCAGATATGCAAACAGCGGCAGTCAAGTTACAGTTGGAACGCGAGAAGATGTTCATGGAAGATGAGCGTAAGCGTGACGAACTGGATGCGAAGATTTCGTTGGATGCACTTGAGCTTCAGGCGAAGTACGGAACACAGATCGATATTGCTGAACTAAAAGCAGAGGTTGAGCGCGAGAAACTCGCAATCCGCGAACGCGGTGCGACATTGCGCCAGATGATGAACAACGCTCCAAGGAGCTAACATGATGTTTACTAAACGGGACATCGAGCTTAGTGATAAGGCTCGATCCGTTGTCGAGAATGAAGTGTATACCGAAGCGTTTGATACGATTCGTAACAGATACATTGAGTCTCTTATCAATACAGCGGAAGATGATGTCCAGAAACGAGAGCGGGCTTATACCGCAATCAGGATGCTAGATGAGGTGCAATCGCACCTTCTCAGTGTGATGGACAAGGGGAAGCTTGCAAAGCAATTCCTTGACAAACTAAACCGTAAATAAGGGATAATGTAACCATGAGTGACAACCAAGAGACAGGATCACTTTCAGTAACACAAGCGGCTAACTTATTTGGCTCGATGATGGAACCGGCAACGGCTACCCCAGAACCAGTTGAAGAGGAAGTTGTTAATGAGTCCGAAGCAGATGCAGAGGACGTTGGGCTAGAGGATACGTCAGAAGAGTTTGATAGCGAGGACTCTTCAGAAGACCCCGAAGCCGGTCAAGAAGAAACGGACGAAGCCGACGAAGAAGGTAGCGCCCAAACTTACACCGTCCGAGTAGATGGTGACGAAGTTGAAGTGACTATCGATGAATTGTTAAGCGGGTATTCGCGGACTCAAGACTACACGCGTAAGACGATGGCATTAGCTGACCAGAGGAAAAGTCTGGAAGGCGAACTGGACCAGATACGTCAGGAACGCGCACAACTCTCGCAGGTGCTTGAGCAAATTGATGTGCAAGATCAGGAACAAGAACCCAACTGGGATCTCCTGTATCAACAAGACCCACAGCAATGGCTCATTCAGCGTGAAGTGTGGCGTGAAAGGCAAGAGCGTAAACGTGCTTTGGTGGAAGAGAAGCAACGGTTACTGCAAGCGCAGGAAGCAGACAAGCAGAGAGTCGTCTCTCAGTTTGTTGAGCAAGAGCGCGGGCGGTTGAACGAGGTACTTCCCCAGTGGCGTGATGAGAAAGTTGCGAAGGCTGAAAAGACGAAAGTCGCTGAGTACGCCAAGAAGATTGGTTTCACCGATCAGGAAATATCGCAATTTTACGATCATCGTGCAGTTTCGACCTTGTATAAGGCGATGAAGTTCGACGAGCTTCAATCTGGCAAGCCGAAGGCGGCGAAGAAGACTGCACCAGTCGCGAAAGCGGGTGCGGCTAACACAACGCCAAAGGCAAGAGACGCCTATCGTAAATCGCAACAACGACTCGCAAAGACAGGCAAGGTCGCAGACGCGGCTCAAGCATTTAAACATTTGCTAGGTTAGGAGATTTAACTCATGGCAACTTTTACTACCTATGACGCGGTTGGTATCCGCGAACAGTTAAGCGATACGATATTTTCCATAAGTCCCGAAG